GTGGCATTAAAGGAATGGAATTTCCTTTCGCCAAAACTGCATGATTTGGGCTTGCTGACTGAACTTGACGGCATTTCATTATCAGTGCTATGCAAAATTTACGAGCGCTGGATGGAGGCAGAAGAATTTCTGGATAAGTTTGGCCACGACAAGGACGGCAATTTCAACGGCTTGATGTTTAAAACGCCATCCGGATATATGCAGCAGCTCCCTCAGGTGTCGATAGCCCAGACGTATGCAAAACTGATGTCCGTTTATCTTGGGAAGTTCGGATTATCTCCCGCAGACCGTGTGGGCCTGGCAGCTCCGAAATCGCCTGAGAAGGCCGGTAAATTCAGTAAGACATTAAGCGGGTGATAAACCGTGACTGGAGAACAGCAAGCACAAAAAGCAATTGATTTTATAACCGGACTAAAGCATGTTAAGGACCCATGGCACGGATGCCAGTTTGAACTCCTCCCATGGGAAGAGCAGATAGTAACAGATATTTACGGGACATTGAAAAAAGACGGGACGCGCCAATACCGCATCGCCTACATAGAAATCCCAAAGAAAAACGGGAAAGCACTTGCGATTGATACGTCAATACCAACGCCAGCAGGATGGACAACAATGGGCGAATTGAATGTTGGAGATATACTCTTTGACGAAATAGGTAAACCATGCAAAGTAATATTCGCAACAGAAATTATGCGCGGTCATAAATGCTACAAGATTTTCTTTTCCGATGGAAGTTCGATTATTGCAGATGCAGATCATAACTGGCTGACAAATGCATGGATTGACCATCCTGGAAAATGCAAAGCAAAGGATAAAGAACATGATGCAGAACACAGATATAGCGGATCAATTACCAGAGTGCGCACCACAACAGAAATAAAACAAACACTCAAAATCCAAGGGACTACAAACAATCATTCAATAGATGTTTGCAAGGCTCTTGATTTGCCAGATATAGACTTGATGATACCGCCATATACTCTTGGCGCATGGCTTGGCGATGGATGCTCGAACCGCGCATCTATTGTATGCAATGACAAAGATTTACAAATTATTGATTTTATCAAAGCTGAAAATGTGCCAATTAAACAATATAAAACAACAGACAGGATATCTGAATATGGACTGACAGATGGAGGAAGAGATAAAAAACACAGAACGAATTCAGTGCAATACAGGCTTAGGATTTTGAACCTGCTTGGAAACAAATATATTCCTGAAAGATACTTGAGATCATCTATAGAACAACGCAAAGCCCTTTTATGTGGATTGATGGATACAGATGGATATGTTTCGAAATCAGGGCAATGCGAATTTACAACAACCAGAAAAGCCTTATGCGATGGAGTAATTGAGCTGTTAAATTCTTTAGGTTATAAATGTACGTTGAAAATTGAAACAGCAAGGTTGTATGGGAAGAATTGTGGACTGAAATATAGGATTCAATTTTGGTCATTCAGTCATGATTCATGCTTCAAACTAGAAAGAAAAACGAAAAGGCTTAAAGTCTTTTCAAAAAACACCAGAACTGGCGTGAGACATATAACGGATATCCTGCCAGTTGATAGCATGCCCGTTAAGTGCATTCAGGTTGACAGTAAAAGCAATTTATACCTTGCTGGTAGATCCATGGTTCCTACGCATAATACGGAACTGATGGCGGCGCTGGGACTCAAGCAGCTCTGCGCGGATGATGAGTGGGCGGCGGAAGTATATGGCTGCGCATCCGACAGAGGGCAGGCCAGCCTGGCATTCGACGTCGCTGTGGAAATGGTTGACCAGGAGCCTGAACTCAGGAAACGAATGAAACCGATTTTATCGAAGCACCGGCTTGTATACCTGCCAACAAAATCCTTTTACCAGGTTTGCAGTTCCGAGGCATTTACAAAGCATGGCCTGAATGTGTCGGCCTGCCTGTTCGACGAACTGCACGCCCAGCCGAACCGAGATTTGTACGACGTAATGACTTTCGGATCCGGCGATGCGCGCCGGCAGCCCCTATATTTTTTCATTACCACGGGCGGCAAGGACCCGGAGCGAACATCCATAGGCTGGGAAGTCCACGAAAAGGCGGTAAACATCCTGCTCGGCAAGCGTATCGACCCAACATTTTATCCCGTGATATACGGTTTTGACCCCGACAACAAGCGAATATGGACCGGCCGGGAGTGCGAAAAGTACAAGGGCAAGGCAAAAGAGGCCTGGCGCGACAAAAAAATATGGAAACTAGTCAACCCATCGGACGGAGTTGCCCTCAGAGAGGGCGCAATACAGGAATCCTACGACAGTGCAAAAGGCAATGAGGGTGACGAGCTGAACTTCCAGCAACTGCGGCTGAATATCTGGATAAAGGTCAAAATGTCCAAATGGCTGCCTCTCGAAGTCTGGAACAAGAACGTCGGAATCATCGCACCGGAGAGCCTGAAGGACAGAAAATGTTACGGCGGATTGGATTTATCCGGAAAACTTGATATCACAGCATTCGTGCTGTTGTTTCCTCCTGATGATGAAAATCCCAAATGGGACATACTCCCGAGGTTCTGGATCCCGGAAGACAACATGTGGGATCGGGTGAAAAAAGACCACATGCCGTATGACCGCTGGGTGAAGGCAGGACTAATGATGACGACTCCCGGCAATGTGGTGGATTACCAGTTTATCCGGAAGGAAATCAACACGCTGCACGATAGTTACGACATACAGGAAATCGGATATGACTCATGGAACGCGATGCAGACGGCAATCGAACTGGAAGACGACGGATTTGAAATGATGGAGGTCCGGCAGGGATACAAGAGCATGTCTCCGCCAATGAAAGAAATCGAGGCATTGCTTACGGGCGGCAAAATGAACCACGGAAACCATCCGGTACTTAACTGGAACTTCGACAATTTGGATGTCAAGCATGATGAAAATGACAATGTAAGACCAATAAAAAGCAAGGACAGAACCAAAAGAATAGACGGCATTGTGGCACTGATAAACGCCATGAACCGCGCAATAGAAGGCGAAGACAACAGAAGCGCCTACGACACGACAGGATCAATACTTTTGTAAAGGGGGTGAAGGATTGAATTTCATAGGCAAAGCAAGACTACTTTTTTCAGCCAGCTTCGGCGAATGGTACAAAGCTTTTATAAACGGCGATGACTCCGGCCAGAATACGCCCTTTATGGTTGACCGTGAAATCGCCCTGAAATTTTCTGCTATATGGGCATGTACCAGAGTGCTCGGCGAAACGCTTGCCAGCATGCCGCTTTTCACATACCGCAAACAGCCTGATAAAAGCAAGGAAGAGGCCAATGACATAGGCCTTTACGATATTTTGCATTACGAGCCCAATTATGAAATGACTCCCTTTAATTTCAAGGAATCCCTGATGATGAATCTTTGCCTGGGCGGCAACGGCTATGCCCAGAAGGTTTTCAGCAGCAGCAGGATACCGGAACTTCTGGCGCTATATCCGCTTGACTACGAAAACATAACGCCTGAGCGCGACAAGAGTACAAGGCGGATGACCTACAAGGTCAAATATGACGAGGATGGAACCTCCAAAGAAAAAACTATGACCCGTGATTATATATTCCACATCCCGGGCGTCAGCATGAATGGTATTACCGGAATCATCCCGATAGATTACGCTGCAAAAGCGATTGAACTCGGCTTGACATATGAAACCTTCGGCATCAATTTTTACAAAAACGGTGCCAACACCAACATGGCACTCATTCATCCAAAAACGCTTAAAGAAGATGCAAGAACGCGGCTAAAAGAACAGGTAAACGAGAAAATCACAGGCTTAAAAAATGTAAACAAGCCCTGGCTGTTGGAAGACGGCATGACCATAAAAGAACTGACAATCAAGCCTGTGGATGCCGAGCTTTTGCTGTCCAAATATTTTTCCATTGAAGAGATCTGCCGTTTCTACCGGGTGCCACTTCACCTTGTTCAACACTTGCTCCGTGCAACAAACAACAACATCGAGCATCAGAGCCTCGAATTCATCATATATACAATGCTTCCATGGGCGAAGCGCATCGAGGAAAATATCAACCTGCAGCTCCTGACCCGGGACGAGCGAAAAGCTGGCTATTTCTCGGAATTCAAATTTGACATTTTTTTGAGGGGCGATATGGCAAGCAGGGCGGCAGCTTATGCAAGCGCGCGTCAATGGGGATGGATGTCAGTCAACGATATAAGGCGCCTTGAAAATATGAACGGCATAGGACCGGCGGGTGAAATTTATTTGCAGCCCCTTAATATGGGAGAAGCTGGAAAAATCCAACCAGCAGACCAGCAGAAAGCCATGACGGAAGCCATATACAAAATGCTTGAAAATAAAGGAGATGAA